CTCATATTGACTTCGTTGCAAAGAAGTACTGTATCAGCGAAATATGAAAGACCTCTGTTAACAACATAAGGAGTATAGAGTTTCTCTGCTAGCTCAGGATTATCTGATGCTCCAATCAAGTCTTCCTTGGAATAATTGATAGCATTTATAAAGTCAAAAGGTTTCATTTGAAATTAGGCCCTTCAACCCACACAACTAACGATCTACGAGTCCCTCGGGTAACAGGCGTTACTCGATGTAACATAAACGAAGGAAACATCAACATTTCTCCTTTACGGAGATCGTAGGAACGAGGTGTATCGCTATCTAATGTTTCAAACACCCCTCCCTCAAAATCATCATTGAGGGCTATAACAGCAGATAATTTTCTACCCATGTTTTGTGTAGTATAAAGATCTCCTGTATCCATGTGCCAATCATATTTACCTTCTACTGTTTCATGGTATAAAGTATATTGAATAGCATGGAAACCTGTTAAACTAAATTGAAAATAGTCCGTATTAGCTTTGTTGATACAATATGCTATTTTTTCGAAATAAAAACGCAGGTTCTCATCAGTAGGCATGAGCCACGATACATCGGATTTCCTTCCTGATGACAAATTTCCCTCGTTGTTCAAGTTACCAGTTTTACCTGGTTCTATTGTTAAATGATTCTCAACGTACCAATTGAGCCAGTTTATATCATTATCGTTAAAAAGATTAGGTGCCTTTAAAGCATACGCACCAGTTCTGTCTTCGAAAGGTTTTAATAACCACATTATTCAAACTCACAACTAGACATTACTTCAGTAAAAAACGCTACGTTATTTATTTCTTGATCAGCAACAAACGCTGCTTTGTGTTGATAATCAGCCATCAGAACAACGAGCTGAGGTATGGACCTCTGCTTAAACTCCGTAGAAGATATGTCATACAGCTTTCTAAATAACGTTGCTGTGTCTATATCAGAGTTGTAAGCAACCCACTTTCTCATTTCCGTGAACGACTTAGCCTTGAGGTGTTTAATCAGTTCAGCAATCGATGCTTCACCGTTATTGGCTAGTATACCAGAATCTATCTGGCCAGTAGCACTGTATCTTTGAAGCTCGTTAATAACTCTTCGCCAGTCGGGAAAGTACTTTGTAATGAGCTCAGCAACAGTCTTCTTGTCATATTCAATATTCTCTGTATCAAGTATAGATGATATTCTGTTTAAGAACTGTGAAGCCATTTTCATCTTTTCGTTCTTGTCAATAGAAAACTCTACGACAGAGCATCTCGAATGAAGAGGCTCAATTATCCTGTTCTTAAAGTTGCATGTGAGAATAAAACCACAGTTGTTACTGAACTCTTCCATAAAGTTACGGAGAGCTGGTTGAGTAGAGTTGGGATTAAGATAATCAGCTTCGTCGAGGATTACATACTTACGTCCCCCAGTAAACGAAACAGTTGAAGCAAACTGCATTATCTCATTGCGTAGTGTATCAATGTTACCATTCATACTACCATTGATAACAATGTAGTCAGCATCCAACTCTTCAAGCATTGCCCTTGCAACAGTCGTTTTACCTACGCCAGGACCGCCAGTCAGTAGTAGGTTAGGAACATTGCTCTGATTAACAAATTCCTGAAACGTTTCTTTTAGTTTTATTGGAAGGACGCAGTCACTAATTTTCTTAGGTCGATATTTTTCGACCCATAAAAATTCACTCATAATATAAACCTTTCTTATTCAAATTCAGAAGTAGCTTCGTTCACTATCGTATATGTAAGGCTACTATCGATAGATTTGAACTGAGCCATCTTCTGCTTGCTCAATGTAACTTCATATGAGCCTACCATCATTTTAAGATTCTCTACCTTGAACAAAGCATTGAACCTTTTATCAGTCTTACCAACGTCATAACAAAACGTATTTGTTGTCTTGTTCTTGCTGTTAACAGCTTTGATGCTAATTGTCTCACCATCACCTACGATAGCAATCTCTGGTAGCTGCAACACATTAGCTGCTTGCATCACACCTTTAATCACCTTGTCTGTAATACTAAATGAAACATATGTATCAGGCAGCTGAAACGGTTCAAGAGATGGAAT